CTCAAGCACTTAGGGAGTCCGCCTTATTTGCATGAGACAAACCAATTGCTTCCCATTGGCTGGGGAAGGCGCATTATTGCGTGCTACTAAAAGCCATTCATTATGCAAAATATTTTCAGCTCTGCCCGGGCTGGAATTCAATTGCATAATGAATTTGTAAGGCCATGCTTGTATTGCAATCAGCAGGAGCTGCACTTCCTGCAAAGCAAATACAAGAACTCGGAGGAGGAATGCTGGCGCTATACTCTTATTGCTGACGCGGTTTGTAGCCGCTGTGAGCAATTTCAAGAGCATGACTTTTGCAAATCACTCGCGCGCATCGTGTGCGGGCAAAGCGAAAGAGAGCGGAGAGTCGTAATTCCGCTGCCACTGACCCTTATTGGAACAGTGGAACGCGCCGTGAATGCAGCCTCCACAGGGAAAAAGGGAGCCGAATTTCGCCCCCACGCCACTTTCATTCATCACCTAACATTATTAGGGACCAGTGAAATGCATAAACAGGCTTTGTGCACTTGGGCACCCCTGGCAATGCGCTATTTCATGGACGGAATGCCAGGCGTAACGAGGCATTATTCGGCCGGCCACCCTGCGAAAACGACTATCGCATCCCCCGAGTGTCCTTCACTATCTCCGGAAACTGCCAATCCTGACATTCAGGATGGCAAAATGCTCGGAGTGTGCTTAGAAGGAAATGAGTATGGGAATGAAGAGCGAGTGAGCGGGCAGGCAATGGGCCCACCCGAAGAACAACACTGCGCTACGCAAATTGGGCCCGACTTAATTCCCACTGAGGCATTTAGCAACACAGTGGGAAATATTAAAGCCGGAGCAGCCAAGCGAATTAAACCACCGCCATATTCAGCAAATGGGAAAATGGAACGGAAAATTTATCGAACCGTGAATGCTCTTATTGAGAACGTATTTTCCCGTGACAAAATCGTGAAATGGCGGAAGGAAAATCCGTGCTTTGACGAAATGAAATCGAAGAAATGGAGCACAGAACGCTGGCGAAACGCAGTGCAAGAAACACTCGCTGACATTTCCAGTCATATTAAACAGGAATGCCAAATCAAGAAGAATGAAGCATTGCCCGCTAAGGGCAAGGCCCCCCGGCCCATCATTCAGAGTGGGGACTCCGGGCAGGCCATTATGGCATTCACTGTGAAGTGCTTTGAAGAATTGCTTTTTTCTTATTTTGAGGAAGCTTCTATTAAGCATGTGGCCAAACATGAAGCAATGCATCGCGTCGCTGCCCATTTGAGGCAAGAGAATGCGCATGTCATCGAAGGAGACGGCAGCGCTTGGGACGCTTGCTGCAATTGGAAAATACGCAAGCAAACAGAAAATCGAATTATTAAGCACATCATCCATATCTTAGGCGAAGACGCTGAAGTGCCAAAATCGTGGCTTGAGGAAACCCTTAAGGACATGGAAAAGCCTGAGCTTAACATGAAATGCAAAGTGAAGGACAACACTATTGTGCCCTTCCGCATTCTTATTGACTCTATCAGGCAATCCGGCCATAGGGGGACAAGCTGCTTTAATTGGCTTATCAATTTTGTGTGCTGGCTTTGCGTAATTTGCGAGAAACCATGGGAATTAGTCCCCAAAATCAAAGGCAGGAATAAGCCCGTGCTGCAGAATGAATATATTTCTGCATTCGACGGCTGCAAATATTCATTGAAGTATGCTTTTGAGGGGGACGACTCAGCTATTTCCACCACTGAAAATTTGAAGAATCATGAGAAGGAAATCATGGAACAGTGGACAAAGCTGGGCTTTAACATGAAGCTCGTCTATGCAAATAAATTCTTCACCTTTACAGGCTTCCATTTTTTGTGTGACGAAAAAGGGCCTTGCCCTTGCTTCATGCCAGAACCGGCTCGCAATTTGGCCTCATCATCTTGGAGCACTTCATCATTACTCATTTCCAACCCAGGGAAAGTGCATGAAGTGGGCGCTGCAGCCATGCTTGCTCGCGCTCAAAATTTCAGCGGGTGCGGACCTTTTTCCGCATATTTCGCTGCCTTGGGAATAGCACATTTGAATGCAGGGCAAGTGAAGGACTTTGGCCTTGACAGTGTCGAAGCAATGAGACTCGGCATTGAAGAAACTACTTCCGTGCGTGAAGAATTAATAAACTGCGCAGTGAAAGCTGGGCCTATGACCAAACAGCAGCGCAGCTTAATGCGGGAAATTGTGCCAACATTTGGCCATGAACATGAGCTTCGCATGCTATCAACTGACTTTGGAGTCAATCCTTATGACGTGACGCTTGCGAAAACTGTGCTGCCACTTGAATTGTGGGACCCAGCACAGTATGAAGAACCCCGCCGCCGGAAGTAGAGGGCGTATAGGCGCCCGTAATTAAAGTCTCGCTAGAATTCATGAATTCGCAAGAGTAGCCTTTGAGCTATTCCAGGACTCCCTCCCCCCTGCTGCCGATGGGGGGATATCAGAACACCGTGGGCACCATCATCAGTATTGGGTGTCATTGTGCCGTGGAGAGGTAGGCTGAGCACAGCTATATCGCAAATTACCGCGAACTCACCACGGCCGT